TATTATTATAAATTAAACAAACGAGGGCAATCAAATGTTTATAGTAATGACACAGACTTTAGAGAACTACGGTGCACACTGTGAGGACGGTAAGTTCTCCAGCGGTAACGCTTACTGGAAGTTTAAAGGTGGCGACACTTACCTAGTCGAGGACTTAGATCGTCCACAGGACGCCACAGCGTTCGTAGCCGCAATGGTTATGAACAACGACATAGGATACAAAGAGTATCCTGCGGAGACTATGACAGTCGCTGAATGGGAGCAGACATTGCCAGACGATGCTGGTGAGCCACAATCGTGCAGAGACTACTACCTATCGCAGGTCAAGCGAGTTTCACCTAACACGCAGAAGACCAAAAAAGGTGTTACTGAAATGGAACTAATGTTAATTTAGTTACCAAAAGTGGTTGACAGTATAGCGCAAGAGTGCTATACTGTATACAGTTAGAAGGCAAACAAACAATTGAATATAGAGGGCAATATGACAAATATTAAAATACTAGAAGGCACATACAAAATCCGTGGTAAAGACGTAGACCTATCAGGCATGGTCTTTCCAATGACAGAAGAGTTCAAAGTAGGCGCCAAAGGCGGCTACGTAACAGTAGACGGCAAGTCAGTATCAGGCTTTCCAGATCGTAACATCAAGATCGCTGTACCAAGCGAGCATGCATACGAACCAGCAGGTAAGAATGCGCAAGTAACACAGCGTGAAGAAACTGATGAAGAAACTATCGATCGCATGAGAGAACGTTTCGACATGTTAGAAGATATGACTCGTGCATGTAAGAAAGGTGATGTACGTGCTATGATCGTATCAGGACCTCCAGGTGTTGGTAAGAGCTTTGGTGTAGAAAAAGTACTAGGCAAACATGACTTGATTGCGGCACTAGGTGATCGTTCACCGCGCTACCAAGTTGTCAAAGGTGCTATGAGTGCTATCGGACTCTACTGTAAACTATTCAACTACGCAGACAAGGATAACGTTTTAGTATTTGATGACTGTGATTCGATCTTCAGCGATGAGCTTAGCCTAAACATTCTAAAGGCAGCACTAGACTCTAAGAAGACTAGAACAATTCATTGGAACACTGACTCATTCAAACTACGTAATGAAGGTGTACCAGACAGCTTCGACTTCAAAGGTTCAGCGATCTTTATCACTAACTTGAAGTTCGACAAAAGCAAAGGCAAGGTGCGTGAGCACTTGATGGCACTTGAATCACGTTGCCACTACATTGATCTTACTATCGACACAGATAGAGAGAAGATGTTACGTATACAGCAGATCGTCAAAGACGGTATGTTAACAGAATACAAGTTCGACGAAGACCTTACACAAGAGATTGTAGACTTTGTTGATATTAATAAGAATCGCCTACGTGAACTGAGCTTACGTACAGTACTAAAGGTGGCAGACTTGGCCAAAGCATTTCCAGACAAGTGGGAAGCTATGGCAGAGAACACGGTGATGAAACGCTAATGCCCTCAGCGTTCACCGTTAGAAGTAGCACATAGAACAAGCCCTCACGTTCTGCTACTTCGATCAAAGCCCGGGTTGAGCTAGGATGTGCCCTCGTCCAATAATTGCTCCCCGGGCTTTACCTTATTCCCACAAAACAAACCAGGGATTTATTTTCCAAAAGAGGTTGACTTCTGAAGTTAATGATCGTATAATATATGTATTACAACAACAAAGAGGGCAATAAAATGACAGTACTAGAACAATACGTAGACTCAAAGAACCGCTGGAACGCAATCTTTAGCATAGAAGCAATCAACTTTCCACTAAGCCAAGCAAACGCTAACGAACTGATGAACATGATTGGTTCTGAACTATCCCCAGAGAACCTACACTGTGATGGAGAAGCATCACCTAACCATGTACGCAATAAGCTGCATGAGCTGAACCTAGTTAGCAAGCAACTAGAACAGTACTGTTTGGACAACTGGTTAGACACTCCAGTACTAGAATACTAAACAAAAAGGTTGACAGTATACGCAAGTGAGCGTATACTGTAAGTACATTAACAAAACATATGAGGGCATCATAAAATGAATACATTTACTCCTGAAGCAACACAACCTAAGACACTTAACGATTACACAGTTGAGGACATACAGAACATCCTAGCATTGGCTAAGGCTGAAGCATACGGTGCGGCTATGACACACTTAGATGAGTATGGTGAGCAAGCCTACTGTGGCTTTGCATGGGTTAACATACACGGCATTAAAGGCAACACCAAGCTAGGCAAGCGTATGAAAGCTGCAGGCTTAGACAAAGACTACAGTGGTGCATACAGCATATGGAACCCTAGTGCGCTAGGCACACAGTGTATGGCTACTAAGGAAGCAGGTGCAGACGCATGTGCTAGAGTACTTAAAGCATATGGCTTTACAGCGTATGCGGGTAGTAGAGCAGACTAAGCTGCTGTTGAGACTCGTAAGGAGTTAGACTAACTTAGAATACACGTAGAGACGGGGAGAAAGGGTTATAGAAATATAATCCTTTTTTCTTTTCAAATTAATAAAAAAAATATTTTTGAGGTGGGGGGTCAGAGTATATAACTATTTGATTTTACACACAAATTGCTTGCTTAATCCTTTTAAAAACTCTTCTTTTAAAAATGTGGTGAGCTAAAATCACCACCTCACTTCTGTAAGTACTTGACCCTAATTTTTTGCGCGACTATTTTTTTAGGCTGTAGGACCCATTTCGGAACTAACACTCGTGTATTACTTAGGAAGCAAACACACGCAAGCGAACAAGGGTCGCTTCTGCAGAGCAGAAAGACTCTACAGCGTAGCGTGTTAGAGCTTTAGCTCTAGTGTACGCTAACGACTACCTCTTAGTTGTGCGCTCACTGTACGCACAGTATAAGTAATAGTATGCACGGTGATAGAGGTAATCCTAAAATAGTTGTACTCATGTTAGCAGTATGTGTAGTGTTGCATGTGGTTGTTATACCAGTGTGGATGCACTTGTTGGGTTTATAGTGTACAAGCTGCAGCTAGAGTTTAATCCAGTTACCAATCAAGTAGCTGTAGATGCACTCACTTATGCACTGTGTGTATTACTATATGTCAACTATAGAATATCATGTACACAACCTACACACAATGTATTAGAGTTTGAGTCAAGCAAGGACTGTGTGTTTGCTCAGTTAGCATTGGCTGATGACTCTAGGTATACTATCAAACGTTTGTAAATAAGACTCATCAATTTGTCAATCGTTGTTTACGATGTCGTGCATAGTGTTGCAATGTGTGTGTCGCAGTGGTTGGACAGTTTCTTTTTATATAGTGGGGATATGTATATTGGTACTATGTTTAGTTAACTACGTAGTTTAAGGTGCTTAAAATTTTGCGTAAAACGCTTCGCGCTAGAGAATCTGCGTCTACCGCTTCGCGGCTTCTTGGACTTCTAGATGACCGTGTAGCGCAAACAATACAGCTTGCTTGTCATCTGTGATGTCTACATAGCAGTCGCAACGACAGTATATGTCCTCGGGGAATATTTGACTGTTGCTTCTTGTGTAGTGGAGTTCATAACCCTGTTGGTTACATTGTGCAAATAGTTCTTCACCTAGTTCACGCCTTACCCATATGTGTTCCATGTCTGTGTGTGCATGTGTCCATTTGTATTCACAGCTGCCAAGATAGTAACGCACAGTCATAGCGTGTATTCAAAGTTTTGACATAGTGTGTGTCGTGCAATTAGTGTTGCACCGTTCTTGATGTGGAATCGTTCTGCCATCTCAGTAAGCGGACTCAGTGTCACATATCGTTTGCAACCTTTTGTTAGGTGTATGTGTTCGGCTGCTGTGTTGACCATCAGTCTTCCTGCGCCTTGTGTGTATGACCATACTGTGTAGAACACTGCTACATCTGCATCCTCTTCTGAGAGATCATCAAGTTGTTGTTCGTTTGCGGGGACGTCTGTGCAGTATGCAACACATATCACAGCATCTAATACGCCGTCATCATTTTGTAGTGCATACACTTCACGACCATTCTGTACTCGCCAGGCCAGTTGGAGATGAGGCCTTACAGGATCATCTTTGCAGTGTCCTAGCAGCCAATCTGAATGATTTAGTTTGATTAGTTCGCTCATACTACTATTTACTAGTCGTTGAGATTGTTAATAAAGTTTTTGAGTTTGGTCGAGTCTGCTTCGCCTCGTACTTTGCCAAGTGTTGAACCTGTGCTTGGATCACTAACAACGTCATCGGGTGTTGTAGTTCCTGAGCCACGTTTGATTCTGTCCATGATGCCTCCTGCTCCACTGCTGGTGTTGGTTGCATTTGCATAGTTCTCAGCTTCTTGATCTTCACCTAGGTCTTCAATGCGCAGTGTGTCCAAGTTAAAGCCTAGATCAATCTTTTGTCCTACGCCACTTGAGTTACGTGTCTTCATCAACTGTAACTGATAGCGTCCACGTTCACGCATTGCTCTACTTGTAAAAATACCAAACACGTTGTCTGCTGTTTGAATCTTTGAAAGGCCGCCACTAATGTGCGAGTGATCAAATTCAATTTCTTCAACAGCACCTCTGTTCAACTGTGCCGCTGTAACAAACACTGTGTTCAATTCCATTGCTAGGTTACGTAGTTCTTCACTTACGTACTTGTCTTTGATAAACAAGTTCTCTGCACTAACCTTTGTGCTTGCAGGCATCAACAAGTCTAAGTAGTCAATGAGTAGTACGTCTACCTTCTTGCCTGTTTTAATTTCATATTCTTTAATGTAACTACGTACATCGTTTGCTGTCTTGCCCGATGGCATATATTTGACTTGGAACGCTCCGCTCTTCTTACCAATCATCTTTACTTTGATCTCAACATCGTCAATGCTCTTAAACACATCACGACTTGGAATGCCTGTTGTCATACTATCAAGTCTCATACTAACTAAGCT